CAACGGATATAATAATAGAAGGCAAGCCGCATTACGGTATTGTCTATACAACATTGCATGATTTAGTAGTACATATACACAGAACAGAAAAACCAACTTTTCCAATTACTGGAGATGTAGAAGATAAGAAAACACAGAGTGAAGCAGAATTTTTTGAAAACATAGATAACGTAATAGACGGCCTTACATGGTTTCATAAAAAGATGTTTAAGCTCTATTCAAAGAAGTTTCAATCTATTAGAAAACTATCAGAAGCAACTAAGATTAGTTACAAGGTAGTTTGTAAAACAGTTAAAGAATGTAAAGAAGAAATAAAAAAAAAAATAAATGAAAAGTAAAAATACTTCAAAAGGACTAGGAGACACAGTAGATAAAATCACTACCAAAACAGGAATCAAGAAAGCTGTTAAAAAAGTATTTGGGGATGACTGCGGTTGTGAAGAAAGAAGACACAAGCTAAATAGGTTATTCCCTTATAAAACAAAAGAGTGCTTAACAGAAGAAGAATATATATGGTGTGATAATTACTTCAATAACTATCGCTCTGTAATATCAAGAGATGAACAAACCATGATGCTATCTATTTTCAATAGAGTATTTAATGAAAGAAAAGAACCTTCATCATGCGGTTCATGCGTGAAAGACTTATACAGTACAATTAATAAACTATACAAAGAATATGCGAAAAGTGAGAAAGATAATAGAAGTAAAACTAAGAGAGTATCTAAAACAACAAGAAAAGGAAATAAAAAATGAAGAATCAAAACTACAACATAGCAAATGACTTAAGTCTACTGTGCGCAATATATCCAAATGATGCAGACTTAGGTTTTAAAATTAGAACACATTATGGAAAAGAGAAGAAAAAAGAAACTAAGAAAGATTAGAAAAAGAATCATTAAAAGAACATTTATCAAACTAATGATAGGAACACTTGAAAAGCATTAAGATTATATCAAGGTTAAGGATGGTAAGCTTATTCTAAATACTGAAAGGATTGCAACAGCTTTAAGCCAGTTTGAAGGCAAAAGAGTTGAAATAGTACTTAGAAAAGATAATTACTATCGTAGCAACCAACAGAATGCTTATTACTTCGCTGTGATAGTTCCACTAACAATAGAAGCTATTAAAAACGAATGGGGAGAAACATGGGGAGTAGAGAAAACACATAACATGTACAAGACAATGTTTTTATGTGAAGAAAAAGCTAATTACAGAACAGGAGAAATAATCAAGATACCTAAATCAACTACACAAAACACAACAATAGAACAAGAAGACTTTCACAATCAATGTAGACAGTTTCTAAGAGAATGGTTTAATGTAGAAGCACCCTTACCTAATGAAGAAATAATATTTGAATAAACAATAAACTTTCAATAATGGATGGTAGAAAAAACAATGGTGGAGCAAGGCAAGGAGCTGGAAGGCCTAAGAAAGCAGATGAAGCTAAATTAATAGAAAAACTAGATAACATCATAAATCAAGATGAGGTTATTGAAAAGCTTAAAGAATTAATCCAAAAGGGAGATTTAAGAGCTATATCAATTTACATGGATAGAAGATACGGCAAGCCAGTGGAAACTAAGGATATTAACGTAGATAGAGATTTACCATTATTTATAGATGAACTATAAAAGCACTACAACAGTTCTAAAACTTAGAAAGCTAGATTCAAGAACTAGAATTGTAAGAGGTGGAACATCTGCTGGCAAAACAATTGCTATTTTACTTATCCTCATTTCATATGCTTGCAATAATGACAACAAAGAAATTAGTGTAGTATCTGAATCAATACCTCATCTACGTAGAGGAGCTTTAAAAGACTTCATTGCAATACTAAAAGCACTAAACAGATACAGAGAAAAAAAGTTCAATAGAAGTACTTTAAAATATCAATTTAGCAATGGTTCATATATAGAATTCTTTTCAACCGATCAACCCGATAAATTAAGAGGAGCAAGAAGAACAGACCTTTATATCAATGAGTGTAATAATGTTCCATTTGATGCCTACCAACAATTAGCAATAAGAACCTCAGGAAACATTTGGCTGGACTACAATCCAACATCCTTGTTTTGGGTAGATAAAGAATTAATAGGACAACCTGATACAGATTTTATTACACTTACTTACAAAGACAATGAATCACTGCCAGTGTCAATAGTTAAAGAAATTGAAAAGGCAAAAGACAAAGCAAAGACTTCTAGCTATTGGAAAAACTGGTGGCGGGTTTACGGTTTAGGAGAAGTAGGACAATTAGAAGGTGCTTGCATTCCTGATTGGAAGGAAATAAAAGAAGTACCTAATGAAGCAAAGCTAGTAGGAGCTGGATTAGATTTTGGTTATACAGTAGATTCAACTTCAATAGTAAATCTCTATAAGTACAATGACACTTACATATTTGATGAGGTGCTATATAGAACAGGAATGTTAAACAGAGATATATCCAACTTCATTAAAAACAATAACATCAACTGCAACATATATGCAGATTCAGCAGAACCTAAATCAATTGCAGAAATAAGACTTAGCGGAATAGATGTATTTCCAGTTGCTAAAGGTCGAGATTCTATTGTATATGGAATTAACCTCATCAATCAGAATAAAGTATTTGTAACACATAGAAGCAAGAACTTAAAAAAAGAATTAGAAGGTTATGTATGGATGAAAGATAAACAAGGCAATACACTACAAAAACCAAATCCATTAACAGGAGACCATGCTATTGATGCTGCTAGGTATGTTATGATGATGGTTTTAGAAAACCCTAACAGAGGAAAATATTATTTATACTAAAACGTGTATATCAATTTAACTATTAAAACGGATTAATAATAATGAAGCTCGAAATAACTATACCTGAAAAGCTAAATGAAATAACACTTGGACAATACCAACAGTGGCTAAAGGTTGCAGAAGGAAAAGAGATAACTCCATTCTTGCAGCAAAAGATGATTGAAATATTTTGCAATGTAACCTTAAAGCAAGTGCTAATGATTAAAGCAAGTGATGTTGATGCTATTACTAACGACATAGCAAAAGTGTTTGAAGAAAAACCTAAGCTAGTAACAATGTTTAAACTAGATGAAATAGAATTTGGATTTATACCTAAGCTAGATGAAATGAGCTTTGGAGAATATATTGACTTAGATTCTTATTTACCTAAATGGGAAACAATGCACAAAGCAATGACTGTTTTATTTAGGCCTGTTACATACAAGAAAAAAGAAAAGTATTTAATAAGTGATTATGAAGGTTCAGGTAAATACGATTTAAGGAACATGACTTTAGATGTAGTTTTTGGCTCAGTTGTTTTTTTTTGGAATTTAAGAAACGAATTACAGAAACATATACTGAATTATTTGGCGAATCAGAAGGATCAGGCCATCTCTCAAAAACTCAAGGATTTGCTCAAAAGTGGGGATGGTATCAATCTATATACGGACTGGCCAATGGAGACATTAGAAAACTAGATGAGGTTGTTAAACTAAGATTACATCAATGCTTACAGCACTTATCATTTGAAAAAGACAAATACGAACTAGAAGCACACATGATAAAATCTAATAGTAAGAAATGACAAGGCAAGAAATATTAGAAGAAATAATGGATAGAGATTTATTCCAAAAGGATGAATATATAATTCTTGCTGATGGTTTTGAAGATGCTTTTCTAGGTGTTACTGCAACCAAACCTATTAAAGTTGTTTATGATTATTGGAAGTGTTTGGACTTAATAATAAAAAGAGATAACGCAGAATTTGACGAAGCTATGGACTGGCTGGAAGAATTTATAGAAGAAGAACTAGGGCAGCACGCACCACTATATATAAAACAAATACAATGAAAAGTTTTTACAACATAATAGATAAGATTAAAACAGTGGTCAATGCAGAACCATTTAACAGCACAGTAACATTTGGAGATATATCTGATATTGATTTAAAGAAACAAAGCATATTTCCACTTGCTCATATAATGGTAAACAATGCTACTATCAATGATAATTACATCACTTTTAATGTTACTCTATTTGTGATGGATTTAGTAGAAGTTTCAAAAGAAGCTGATACAAGTTTATTCTTAGGCAATGACAATACACAAGATGTATTGAACACACAAATAGCTTTAGGCACTAGAGTGATCAGAGTATTACAGAAAGCAGATATATATAGAGATGAGTTTGAACTTGTTAATCCAGCTAACTGTGAACCGTTTGAAGAAAGATTTGATAATGCACTTGCTGGATGGGCAATCACATTTGATATAGGAGCTAAAACAGAAATGACTTATTGCTAATGGGACAATTTAATCAAGTATTAGAAAAATATGCTAGATATGTTATTCAGCAGTCAAGAAGTAATTTGACTAAAGCTGGCAAGGGTAGAGGTAAATTATATGACAGTTTAGAATATTTCATTCAAGATACTAGGGTAACTTTTAAATCAGAAGAATACGGAGTTTTTGTTGATAAAGGCGTTAAAGGTAAAGACCCAAGCAAGGTTTCTCCAAATGCTAAAATAAAAGGACAGCAAGCTCCAAATTCTAAATACAGATTTGGAAGTGGTAAGTCAAATAAAACTTTTAAAGACTTTGCTAGAAATATGAGTGTTTGGGCAAAAAGTAAAAATATAAGGTTTAGAGATGAAAAAGGCAGATTTGCTAAAGGAGGTTATAAATCACTTGGTTATGTGATTGCAAGTAATATATATAATCGAGGGATAAGACCTACTATGTTCTTCACAAAACCTTTTGAAGCTGGAATAGTCAAATACAGTGATGAGATGATCGAAGCAATATTTAACGACAATATAAAATTATGAGTGATATAATAAGAACTAGAAGCCCTTTCTTTATAAGAACACCTGATGAATCAGATGCAGATTTATCTTTCTTTAGATTGATACTAACTATCTTTAAAGGTTCAGTTGGTTCAACTCCAGCTTGTGGAGACTTAAATGAAACTGTTACACTAGAAAAAAAGATTCTACCAACTGAAACATCTGTTACATTTGAAATATCTGAAATTGTAAACCAATATTTTGAACAACCTTTTACAGGCACTTATTCTGCTGACATGCAGTCCTTGTGGGTTTCAACAGGAATCACAGCTAGAAAAGCAGATGGCACTTTGATAGGAAGTTCAACTGATGGTGTGTATTTGGCACAAGAAGGATTTAACACATTTAAAGAAGGTGTGAATTTTACAGATGAAAACGAAGCGCTTATAAGTTCAAACTATATTCAAGTAAAAGACGGGGATGCAATAAGACTTCCAGTAAATGCACAGAATGTAACAAGTGTTGAATTTAAAGAAGGTAACACTACTATTTCAACAGCAAACATTACTGATGATTTAAGCTCTCCACAAAAAATTCAATATGTAGTTAGAAATTACAGTTCTACTATAAACATTGATAGCATAGTAGTAAATTACACAGGTAGAAGTTCAAGCGGCACAAGAACTATTACTGTTGAAGCAGTAGAAGAATGTAAATTTTCTCCTTACAAATGTGTTTTCTTAAATAGATGGGGTGCTTTTCAAGATGTGTATTTCTTTAAAAAATCAACTTCTTCTTTAGAATCTAAAAATGAAACTTTTAACAAATCCATTTTTGCAGCAAACACTATAACCTCATCCTTGGTTGGTGGTGTTTGTACTCCAGCAAGTACTTACAATACTTACAGCACTACTGACCACAGCATGCAAACTTTCAACACAAATGCAAAACAAAGTCTAGTTCTTAATACAGGGTTTATAAAAGAAGCCATGAACATAACGCTAGAAGAACTTTTGCTTAGCGAATATATGTGGCTTGTAGATAGTTCAAATAATGTGTTTCCTGTATTACTTAAAGAATCCAATTTACAAACTAAGACAAGTTTAAATGATAGGTTAATAAACTACACAATGAATTTTGAAATGAGTTTTGAATACATA